CTGGAGCTGTGACCGAAGTAGCGGCGTTAGTAGCGATAGAGCCGCATCGTACTCTTCAACGTCTAACGACGGATTGTCAGCGGCAACAGCTGGAACGAACGGACGCGACGGGCAACCCGGTGATACAAACCGCTCCTTGACCCACACATGGCCCTTACCTCCGGGGTTGGACGCCGCCCGAACCCTTAGCGGTATATGCCCCTGCTGTTTTGTCCTTCGACAACGTGAGAGAAGGTACGTGTACTGTGCCTCGCTGAACTGCGTCAGCTCGTCGAATCCGATGAACTGAAGCTCAGCCCCCTGAAACTGGTAAACGTCGTCTTCGGCGTCAAGGTGTCCGAACGTCAATGTCGCCCCACTCGGAAACGTGAACTTCTTGTGTTCCGCGCTCCAGTGGATACCCTGCGGGATAAACCAAGATTTGGCCCGGTCCATGATCGCGCCCGGTTGCGCTAAGTCCTTGAAGGTCTTGCGCAGGATAAGAGCCGCATACCCCGGCTCGTGGACGTACTCTAACGCACTCATCAGAATGGCGTCCGATTTGCCGGGACCAGCCGCGCCACCGAACAAAGCCTCGAAAGATTGAAGGCTTAGAAACTCTTGCTGTTTAGGCCAAGGCTTATGAGGCGAGTATTCAATCCCCTTCTTCGGGATCGACAATAGCAACCGATCCAGCTCGTCTAGCTCTTGCGGTGTCAAGAAGCTCCATAGCTCGCCTATCTCGCTCTTCGGGGCTGAGTGCGCTAATGTCATCTAGTTCGACTTTGTTGACTATCGGCCCGTCGAGTCTATCTAGGACCTGTTTAATCGCGGCTGGGTTGCCTTCCTTGAAGTGATCCCAAACAATCTTAGCGGCAACATCTGCCGAGTAATTCGGGTCGGTATCCATGAGCCTCTTCAAGGCTCCAATTACGCTAACCGCTCCCTTTGGCCTGCCGCCGGGGTTACCACTTACACCAGGTACGAAGGGCATTGTAAAATCATTGTTCCTGAGGCGCAATTTGCCCGGGTCGCTAATAAGAGTATACGCTAGAAAAGATCAAAAGGTCACAACCATTTGTATTTTTCTATTTCGGTCTCAATTGTCACCTGCGCCATTGAATACGCCCACGCGTCCAAAACTGCGTCCCCATTGTAAATATGCCCCAGAATCAGCTTACGGATGCGCTCTGGCTCACCAAATCCATCGAGCGCGTCCTGCACGATTCGGTGGGCCACCGTTTGGAAATCGTCAGTGCCAAAATCGTCGCCGCTGAATCCTGATTCCGTTGGGCAGATGTTTCGGCTGGTTTTGATCCCTTTTTCGAATTCCACCCAAGCGAAGGCACAAGCGAACCAGCCGGGTTTATGGAGCGTCAACCGAACCTTTTCAGCAGCAATAGGCATGGCGGGATTTTATCACAACCCAAGACCAACGCCAAACCCCAGCACAATTACTAGGTTTTACATACATTGGTATCAAACCATACCACTTCATACCAAAACGTGATATAGTATTCACGTCGCTGAGAAAAGCGACCAGGACAAAACCAAATGGCTAACACTTTCAAAGTTCAACGAGGCTACGACATCAGTCAAGTCCCCTCGCGATTCTTCAACGTTGCGCTCAAAGCTGTGAGTTGCGCCCCGGCGCTTGCTGAAAAAGACGGACATGCCGCGATCGTTCAAAGCAATTCCAAAGATGAGTTGGTGCTTGCCATTTGGGAAGCCGGCTCATCTCAAGACGGCGAAGCCGACTTGTACTTCAATATCTAACCTCCACTCCCACCCACCCGCCGGGTTAAAGGCGGGAAGACCAACTGACATGCAAAATCATCCAATGATCATCACCCTTCGCAACGGCGACAACTTCTACGCTTCCCGCACCGTTCAGGTGTCTCCAGACGGTGCCCGTGCCATCGTTGACGAGTTTGGCAACGTTCTTCGCTACTGCCATTCTTCGGAACCGTTCGTAGGCATTCGCAACGCGGCTGACACCGAGTGGATTGAATCCGAAGTGTTGACCGTTGCTGACTTTTCTGCCGCACTTGCAAAGATGACCGGCGGTTTGCTTGAGCTTGTGAAGGTGGCGGCATGAACTACAACAACATGACCCCAGAAGACATCTTGGAATGCATTGACTCTGAAAAAAACAGTGTCGCTTGCGCCAAGCAAAACAAGATTATCGCCGAGCAGTTTTATCTGCAAAGCATTGACCGATTAGCTGAAGCCGAGTCAGCCTACGCAATGGCTTGGGCAGAAAATTGTTTTGATGCGATTGAGGCAACCAGCAATGCCGCTGAAGCATTTGACGCTTCACCTGAAGGCGAGCTTTATTTTAAGATCACTGGATGCACGATGACTGCCAATCTTGGAGCGCAAACCCTATGAAACCAATCACCGCGCAACGCGTAGCATCCATTCTTCGCCGATCAGGATTTACCGCCGCTGAGTATTACTGGCAACCCAACAGTGTCAAGACCACGAAGTACGGCGTTTTTACTATCGCTGTCCGGTGCGTTACCGGTGTAAACAGCCCTCCGATGGCACCGCGCGTTCAGCAAGCCTTATCCGCCGCTGGCATTGAGTCACGAATTGACGACTATTCGCAAGTCATCGTAAACACCGGAGCAACCCTATGAAACCCACATCCCCCGTCTACACAATCTCAATCCGACTTCCGCAAACCCTGCGGGAGTCCATACCCGCAGAATGCACAGTAAACAAATTCATCGTGCAAGCCGTCCGCGAGAAACTTGCCCGCACCCAACGCCCCAACGTTGCCGAGCTTGCCGACGAAGGGTTGGCAATGGCAGGTGACCAGTAATGACATTCACCGACTGGGAGGAAGTCAAAGACTAACCCCACCCCTCCCCAAAACAACCCCGCATTGCCGTCTCCTTGGCGATTCTGCGGGGCTTTGTTGTTTCTGGCACTGTGGAGACGGGGTAGAGACTGAAACGCTCAGGAATAACCAGCACTGGGAACGGGTTTAGATCTAGTTTTGGCCCATTTCGGAATATTTAGGGCCTTTAGGCAGAGCTACCCCCTTTCCCCCTTCGGGTACTTCTTTATCATAGCACAATGGCGTTTCTGTTTTAGCTATAGCTTTTATTGCGGTTTCGATGATCGGTTTACGTAGTTAGGGATTTTTGCATATCCTCTCGTGCGTAGGGATTTTTACAAGCACTCCTACGCACGGTGATTAGGTTCAAAATGGTCCGATTTATGAGCGTTTTTTATCGTGCGTAGGGATTTCTCAGGGTACTAAGGGGAACACCTACGCACGGTGATTATTCGTCGGTTGTCGGATCGTATGGAATGTCTTCTTTGCCCTCGAAAAACCAGTAATATTCCCCGTCCGCAAATCCCTTCCGTTTCGCCTTGATGCCGAGGGATTTTTTCACGTCGTACAACGCGTCTTTGTTGGTGAACCCCATCGCATCCCACTCGGTAAACAGCGTGGCACTCGGGATGGCCCCTTCTGCCAAAGCCGAACGCAGGAACCTTTCTGCCGTGACGGGCACCGGCTCCGACTTCTTGGCCATGCGCGCTACCTTCTTTGGTTCCGTGATCCAATGGAGTAGATACTCGCGGGGAACATCTTCAACCGCTTTCAATTCGTAGGCAAACTGGTCGCCTAGCGGCCCAACGTTGTTTTTGATATGCCGTACTATTTTCTCTTTCGGGTTGTCCGGGTTGGGGCGAATTGCGAGAGCCGACCGATATCCGCCGATTATTTCAATGCCGCCGTATCCCGCGTCAATATCGCTAGACTCTTTGGAGTTCTTTTTTAAGTGGCGAACGCAAAGGATGCAGCACTCATGAGTTTGAGCGAGTTGCTTTAGCTTTGCCATCACCTCGCGTTGTGTGATCTTCCGAGCAAGTACAGCCGGGTCAAGCAAAGATTGTAGCGGGTCAATGATTACCAGCTTTGGCGCGGCCTCGTAAATCAGGGAATCCAAGAATTGCAATCCCTCGTGGTCAAGCGAGAAAGGTTCGTCGTAAACATAAACCCGGTCGCAATCGGCCCCGAAACGTTCTAGGCGCGGCTTGATTGTGTGAGTCGAGCTATCTTCAATCGCAATCATCAAAGTATCGCCAATCGGGAACGGATCTTCGCACCACGGCAACGACGCGCCCAAACTTAACGCGGTGGCTATAGCCGTCGTAATCATGCCCTTACCGATGCCCGGTTCGCCTTCAATGCCGCAGACCATGCCGAGCGGGAAGTAAGGGTATGCAAGCCATTCAGCCTCTTCGGAAACAATCGTGCTAGCCCGTACTAATTTCGACGCGGGCATAAGATCGGGACGCGCCACAAAATCTGCCACGCCGTACCCAGCTTCAAAATGGTCAAAGGCATCGTCTTTATCGCCGGTCGTTTTGCTTGTCACGATCCGCGCCCGCAGTCGAGCATCCTTTAGTTTCTGGCATACCGCCGATGCGTACCGCTGGCCTACGCGGTTTTCGTGGTCCTTATCACTTGCCGGGTCAAGATCGGCAACAATCACAACCTCTTTGGCCCCCGCAAGCATTGCGGTATGCAGGTCTAACCACTTCGCCCCGTAAGGATCGGCCCCGGCCCGCTGGCACGTCGCCGCTAATCCCTCGCGGGTCATTCGATTACAAGCCTTTTCGCCCTCGTTGATGTAAATGGTTTCTCCGGCGGCAATAGCTTGAATGACGCGGGGGTAGTTGTAAAGAACGTCCGCCTTTCCGTTCAGGTGTTCCAGCGTCCATACCCAACGATCATTTTCCTCGTCAATGTCAAGGCACCGAAAATCTTTTGGGTTGTCCGGGTTTAACAGCCGGACCTTAGAGAACGCATACAAGCCGGTCGCGGTTGTGTAATCGTCGCGTTGCGCCAGCTTGTCGGGACGGTACTTAGTCCATTTGGGTTGCGGCAATGGCAAACCAGAAGTAACCGTCACGGCTTCGATTCTACGCCTTGTTTCGGGCGTTGCCCTATTCTCGTGCCTCCGGTCCTCTTGAGTGAGGCTAAGAGCCGTCAGGATGCTTTCTTCCGGGCATTTCAAAAGACATGAAAGGTGCGCCCAGCCGTCTGCTTTGTCTTCAATGTGCAGGTGCCCGCCAGATCCCTTGCTTTTCGGCCCGTTCGGTTGGCAACACGGGCAACAGGTGACCAGTGCGCTGCCCTTGATGATGGTTTTGCCGGGGCATAGGCCAGCGATTTCAGCCGCTCTCAATTCAGTTCAAGCCCCTTAGCCAAGAGGCGACGAACCGACAGATGCAATAGCTAAGGCCAGTTTGACCGCGCCATACATAGTGACATTGACGACGATAAAAAGCGAAGCCAATGCGGCCCGCGATGCTTTGAAATTTGGTCATTATTCTTCATTCTTTAGCTTAGTGGGAGTGCGGGTCGAAGTAGGTGGAAGAATCACCTTCCCGCGACCCCCGCTAAACATGGCTGACTTCGATCAACCGATTCTAGTTTACCTTTCGGCTACGTTCTCCCTCGCCTTCCTTATCTCTTCCGCGTACTTAATCAAGTCTTTGTGGCCTCGCCATACTTCCACCTTGCCCGTGTCGATTCTCACCGAGCCAAACTGCTTACTAAGCGTCCAGCCGATGGACGTTAGGTATTGCCAAGCCTCGGGGTAAGTCATTTGCTGTACTCCTCGTTGATGTGACGAATGGCCCAAATGTCGAGATTGCCAGTGGCAAAATAACGCGCCCGGTCGTCAAGATCGGCTAGGGCTAACTTGTTGGCTGGTTTTTCAATCGGTGCCCCTTTTTCTTGCTTTGGGCATTCTTCGGGTTTACTTTTGTTGCTCATAAACACTCCTCGGCATTCGGGCCAACCCGCTTAATTGCTCGGAATATGCGAGACGTCAGAGTGTTGCGGGGTATGTTTTCCAACCGCGCCAAGTCCTCATAAGACCATCCTTCAACGTAGTGCATTCGCAGCCACCTGCGAACCGGATCGTCAAACAGATTGAGCAATGACTCTGTAATGTCCGGTTCACTTGGGGAGTCGCCGTGATCTTTGATGAATGGCAACAGTTGGACTCGCCTTCCTTTAAATTTAAGGATATCAATGCAGTGATTGACGGTCATCTGCCCGATGTATGAACTAGGGCGGCAACGCCCGTCAAATCGCTCTGCATCGCCCTTAGCAAGCTTTAGGTAAATGTCGCCTACTATGTCCTCAACATCCTCTTTGCTGGTGAAATACCGCCGCGCAATAGTCGTCACCATTCCCGCATAGGCAAGCGTCCCGTCACTATCTACAATCCTTAGCATGTGCTTGTGGGGCATCTCTAAAAGGTCGGCTTGCTTCACTCCTCCCCATCCTCCCAGCCGAGATGTTCCGCGAGCTTGATAACGTCCGCCGACAGCGCATGTTTTGCAAGCTCTTCCGGCTTCTTGAGGTACCAGCGGGCATGTTTCTTTTCGGCTCCGTAGCCTTCCTGCGAGTTAAGGAACGCCGCCGCTCGATCTGCTTTGGAGGGGGTCACCCGTGCCTCCTGCCCCATTCGGCGATCAGTAGCGCGTCTACAATCCCGTCGTGCGGAACCTTGCACCTCGGCAAAATCAGTTCCGCGTTAGGAAAGAGTTGTTTCACCTTTGCCAGCGCGAAGCCTTTGTCGCCGCCCGTCTTGCCTAAGATCCTGCTAACCCACGTTTGAGGACTAACCTCGCGGTACGGCAGTCGCATCAATTCGATGGTCGCGAGGATGCGGCCGTAATTCATGCCGGTCGTAAGACCGCCACCTTGACGGGCTAGTAGCATCGGCTTCTCAATGAATATCCGACAGTCTCCGTCAACGGTTAGCAAGTCCTTAAGCCGGTGGACATCAAGACTTTTTCTCCCATCGTAAGGAAGGCAATCGGTGAACGTGGTGCCACCCGGCTCAATCATGGCAACGGCACCCTTAGAACCCGGATCAATTCCGATGATCGTCACTTCAAAGCCTCGCGACCCGCCGCCGTAATTCGGTATCGCCAGCAACCAACATGCTCGACCAGCCCGAGCTTTTGGAGGCATACAACGACTGGAGCGTCGGTGCCACCCATCGAAATCTCGCCGTTGATCGGCATGGATGCCAGCAGGTTTCTTTGCGCGGTGGTGAGGTTCATTTCCACCCCGCTCGTTCATCAATCGCCTCAATGACGGCAATCGCGAGGACGATGAACAGCAGCGCGGAAAGCAGGACGCCAACCGCGATGATAAGGGCATCTATTGGGTTCACTCGGATGCCTCCGCTTTGATGGCTTCCTCAATTTGAATATCAATCGCCCGCAATCGAGCCGCCGCCCATTCAGCAACTTCCCAACGCGCCGCTTTTAGTGCTTGCACCTTTGATTCGTGCATAACGATTGATCCCTGCGACCCTCCGCGTTGCCAAGTTTTTTCTGGAAAATTGCCCGTTCCGTGGCAGTAAGTGCTGGACCACGAATAATCAATCCAAACGCGCCCATCATGAGTACGCATGTTCCACCCTTGCGCGCAAAGTTCACCGAGTTTGCAAACCACGGTTGGCAACGGCTTTTCATAAGGCGGGAAGCACAACGCCGCTTTCGTCAGCGCATCTTCTAGAGCCTTCTTTTCGGCTTTGGTCATTCGGGCACCTCGTCGCCACCGAAGCCCTGCGCGACAAGCTGATTCCATACTAATTGATCGGCCTCGGGAAACGTGTCCTTCCAGCGACGGTTAGGAGCCACGGGGAAAAGCACATTCGCAATGCGAACCATCGTGTTTAGCTTCCGTTTGAGGTCAATAATCTCGTCAATCAACGCATTTTCTGAGGCGTTTACGGCGATGTACTTGGCTTTATGCCATGCAGGTTCAGGGGCAAGTGCTGGTTTTGGTTGTTCTTCTGTTTTCATGTCAGTCGGTATCATTGTCGTGGGTCACCAGCCGTCTCATGTCCGGTGGCGTGGCCCTTTAATTTGCGATAGGTGTAGACCGTCGCCAAAGAAACGCCCGTCTCCATCGCGATCTGAGACGCCGGTTTATTCTCGGCAAAGCCCGCGCAAATGGCGGCAATCGTCCCCTCGCTGATAGTTGGGCGGCCCTTGGCTGGCTTAGTTATTTCGTCCACGCCTCTACATTACTATCTTTTTTCTAGAAATGTATACGGTTTGCTTGCATTTTTTAGAAAAGGGGTTTATACTGAACCCATCGCCATCAAACGGCGACGGACACAAGACATGAACACACTGACTGACCTTATCTTTGGGGTGACCGCGTGAACTACGACACGATCGTAGGAATCCTTACCCGAGCCTCGCTCCAGAACGGCTCCGGGTTCACGATCACGGCTTGCGCCCAGTTCATCCACAGCGTTCAGCAATTTGAACCGGAGATTACTAACGCTTTTCTGAATTGCATGGCGCACAAGGGTCAACCGACTCCCAGTCGAATCGCCCACGACGTGGAAGAAGCCCTACAACCGGTTATTGGGGGTGCGCGATGATCCAGCGTATCTTTGACCGTTACAGCCACTCGCCGATCTTCTGGGCGTTCATCGTCCTGCTTCTGATCGTCTCGGCTGGAATGGCTGGCACGATGGACCGACAGAACGCCGAAGCACGTGGCGAAACGGGGGTCACGCGATGACTTTCGCCGAGATCCAGTTCCACTCTGAACGGTTGGGCGTAAACCTCACGCCCGCAATCCTCGCCAAGCCCGTTGTGGAATTTGATGAGACGATTGAGGTTGACGGAGGCTACGAGGAGTATTGCGGCCAGATGGTTCACATGCCGTCAGATTCCAAGACGATTGGCACCAACGTTATCACCAAAGGCGACCTAGTGGCCCGAGCCGCAAACCGAACCGAGTACCGGGCGTTGGCTTGCGAAGTGCGCGAGATTGGCCCACGATGCAACGACTGGCAGGAGTTTGTGGATACGACCAAGTATCTGACGTGGCCCGAATACAGGTTGCCGCAGAAGCCATATCCAGTGAGTGACTGGTGCCCGTTCAAGGAGACGGCATGAGCCAGCAAGACTGGCTTTGCCTCGCCCTTGGCATTGCATTTTTCTACCTCGGGACCAAGGTTCCCGACCATCGACAAAACGACCGAAACGAACTCCGAAAGGACGACAACAAATGAACAACGAACTAGCAAGCCTTGATAACTCAGACAAGATTCTCTCCGTCCTCGTTGACGGCGATCTTGCCAAACTCACCGCCACCGAGCGCGTGAATTACTACAACGCCGTGTGCAGCTCTGTTGGACTGAACCCGCTCACCAAGCCATTCCAGTTCATCCTCTTGAACGGCAAACTGACGATGTACGCCCTGAAAGGCGCAACTGATCAGCTACGTGCAGTCAACGGCGTGAGCATTGACCCGCCCAAGATTGAACGGGCCGACGGTTGGATTACCGTCACTGTCACAGGCGTGGACAAGACCGGCCGCCGCGACTCCGAGATCGGCGTGGTGTCCGAAAAGGACATGCAGGGCAATTATGCCAACTCGCTGATGAAGGCTGTCACAAAGGCAAAGAGACGCCTTACGCTGGCAATGTGCGGCCTTGGGATGCTTGACGAAACGGAAGTTGAAACGATCCCCAACGCAAGGGTAGTTGATGACCGCCCCACCCCGTCTGCGCTACCTGCGAACGCTTCCGAGGGTCTGATCAAGCAGAACGCAACTCGCATCCGCAAAGACGATTGGAGGTGGGAAGCATCCAAGGTCAAGGAGATGAACAAGGCGATTGCCGACGGGGGCGACGATCCCGCCGAGGTCATCAATTACGCCTACGAACAGGGAGTCAAAACGCCCGAGCAATTCCAACGGGTTTGGGGCTACTTCCAAGAGGCTGAATGCTCATTCCGTGGCGCGGTGGATTCACTGTTCGGCACCTACGACCCGACCGACGAAACGATTGATGCGGAGGTGGTGGCGTGAAAGATCTGCGCCAAGAGGAATTAGAGTCTAGCTTGAGATTTGCCGAAGAGCAATTCCAAAAAGCATTGCAAGGAATCATTGATGCCCGCAATGCCGCAAATGATGCGGAGGAAGAAGTCACAACCGCTCGAAAAGCATTAAGAAATTACATTATGAACAAGATAAATTCCGAGGTGGTGGCATGAACCGCATCATCCTAATCGGTCGCCTTGTCCGCGATGTTGAGAAGCGCACGACATCAACCGGCAAGACGTTTGCCACCATCACCGTGGCCGTCCGTAAGAAGATCAAGCCGACGAACCCCGACGAGAAGGATAGTGACTTCTTCAACTGTAAGGTCTGGGGGCAGTCAGCCGACTATGCCGCCGGTTACCTTGCCAAAGGCTCGCTAGTGAGCTTGGAGGGGCGCATGGAGAGCCGTAAGTACACGGACAGTACTGGTGCCAATCGAGAAGTGTGGGAAGTAGCGGTAGATCAAGTGAGCGGGTTAGACCGAGCCAACAAAGACAGCACTTCTACCCAAAGCGCAAAAAGCACTAACAAGCCATTACAGGAGGACGAGTCGTATGATCCTTTCGCCGAATAAAAACCATGCCGAACAAGTTGGTTGCGTCATCCCGTTAACGCAAGGGTTTAATGCAATTGTTGATGCTGACCAGTATGCGAGTCTATCAAAACACGACTGGTTCAAGCACCCTAACGGCGCGGCAAGATCGGTTAATGGTCGGGCGGTGTTCATGCATCGTCACATTTTGACTCCTCCGACTGGCTTTCTTGTTGACCACATCAACAGGAATAATTTAGACAATCGAAAATGCAACCTTCGCGTTTGTACAGCCGCTCAAAACAACCGAAACGCCAAACGGAGGATTGACAACAAGTCGGGTTACCGAGGCGTTAGTTGGCACAAAGCAACGCGCTCATGGGTAGCTCAAATAAGCGTTGGCGGGAAGATTCTTTACCTTGGGAAATTTGATAATCCGGTAGACGCCGCGATTGCATACGATAACTCATGCGTCCGACTTCACGGGGATTTTGCATCCTTGAATTTTCCTAAAGACAAGGAAGGGCAGAACCGGGAAGTTTGGGAGGTGACGGTAGACCAAGTAAACGGGTTAGACAAGAAGCCCAGCGGCAATTCGGCACCGGCACCCGCTGCCAACGATGACTCATATGATCCCTTTGAGTGACATGAACACACAAACCGAAATTAAAACAGCCCGCCGCCTCGGTCGAGGGGTGAAGTAATGGGAGAAGACCTGAACTTGATTGCGACGGTCAGTTGCCCCAACTGCAAGGCAATCATTGCCGCTATTGAGGAGAAATGGATGACCGACGAAGACCGGCTACAACACAAAAACTATCACTTTGCGGGATACAACCTAAACACGTCTACCGGCCCCGTCAAAGTCAGCAAATGCAGTTGTGAGGCGAAGTCGTGAGATACCTGCCGCTGTGGAAGCTGATCGCTGATGGCACTTTGCCGGAGGGGGTGGAAATCATTTGTGACACATTGGGAATCCGCGTAAATACCGAACACGGCAAAGCGTGGGCCGGTGGAGAAGACGCGTCAATCCACCGTTCTGCCGCCATGCTGATTGTGGACGCTTGGGAAAAGCAGGGGAAGATGTTCACGCGAAGTTGGGGGATTGGATTTGGTGAAGGCGGTAAAGGCCGCATTGTGGATTATACCTGGTCAGAGGTAAACTCGGGATTGACCGGATCGTATCACCCTGACGAATTGACGAGTCTGTTGCGATGCCTTGCCCTAGTCGGCGGCGCAACCCAAGACCAGATCGCGGAGTGAACGATATGAACGAAGAACTAACGCAAGAAGAAAAACAGGCAATTTGGGCGGCCGGTTGGCTGGTAAGCCAAGGAAACCCCATTAGAAAAATACACGGCAAGTGGATGTTGGTTGAGGAAGCTGCTTCAACTTTCCCGAATGACGACAATGATCTCGTCAAGTTTGCCACCGATCAAGGCATGGATCTGCCGCCCGAGCTTGTTGGTCCGAAAGATGGAGGCTTGGAGCGGTGAAGCTGGGTTGGTATTGGGCGACTCACAGTGAATCAGAAGAGCGCGAAATTGTTCGCGTATCAGTGCGAATGGACTGGAGTTTGGGCGTGTATGAGATTGGAACCGGCAGATCAAGCGCGCTGGAAGAGTGGAAAGACTACGTACCCGTCGCATGTGAAGAATCGGCGGCGGCGTTGGAGGCTTTTGACGAGCAAGAATGGCCCTTCCATTTGAGCGAAGAGAACGCCAAGTTGATTGAAGCCGCTATAGCCAAGAACCGGGAACATTTCGTCAAGGACTGGCCGGGGGAGGGGGAAGCGTGACTCCTCGCGTCTACCAAGTCAAAAACGTCGGCTGGGTCATCGGCACAATCGCGGGGAGGGAAATTCATTACGACGCGAGTGACGTGTACCCAAGCCAACAGCGGGCCGCCTACGCCCTGCGCCAACGACAAAAGAAGGCTAAGGAAGGGAAGGCTTGACCATCACCAAAGTAGTAGGGACCGCCGCCCAGCTTGAGGCACTTCACCGCGCCCTAGCTGATCGCCAGCTTAATCAGTCGTCTTTGCTTCCCGCGATTGCCGATGCGATTGAACGGGCGGGCGATGGCACCGCCGAAGTTGATGAACTGGACATCACCGACCGGGGAATCTACATCATGTATTCGGCGTGGGCGGCATTGGGTCACGGTTGCTATCGCAGCCTTGGCAACGCCCATACGCGATGCGCTCATACGTGGTAGAATCCACTCAATCCCGGCGATGACCGGGACATGAAAGCAATCAGAGTGATGGCCCATCGTTTTTTTCAAGTGGAACGGTGGGCATTTTTTCGCCTATAATCAAGCATGGCAAAGGCTTATCTGATGTGGGAAGGGTGTTGCGTCGAGGAAGAAACGGTAGTCGCGGCGTTCACCGACAAAGAAGAAGCCGACGCATGGGCAGCAGAATTTGGCTATTCTGACAACATGCGAAGCGAGTGCGACCTGAATCCCAGCTTTGAGGAAACACGGGCGCAAATCGCCAAGCAGAAGGCATGGGAGGCTGAATACGAAGCCACCCGCAAGCGACGCGCCGAAACGGAGGCCGCTGAACCAAGGAAGCGTCAGGAAGTGCGATGGCATACGCTCAAGCAAGTGACGGGACTAAGCAAGCCGTTTCAAACTCAAGGCTGGAAGATATAGAAAACCCCACTTCCTCTTTCGATTGGCGGGGTAGGACTTGGACAAGAACCGAGTCCATTCTACTCTACTGGCAGACATGAGCGATAAAAGGTCCGGTTATCGCTCAAAACTATGATAATCCGAAGTGGCAGTTGGGATTATCGTCAGTTGTTTTCCATCTTGTACGACCATTCATTCTCGTGGAACGCCCCATCAAAGAAGCTAATCCATTCGGCTTTGAACCGCCGCACCGAGCCGTCAGAGCTTTGCCGCATCTCAATAATCCACCCGCCGATATGTGCCGCCAATCTCTTTTTCCTCATGAACGGGGACTGATCCATCGTACAGCCCGCTTGCACCATGTGAATCCCTCGGTAGTACAGATATTCAGCCTTGTGGTAGTGACCTAGAATCAAAACGTTGGGCTTTGTGCCGCCGGTGAGTGAGTTGGCAATTTGCTGGGCCGTGTAGCTAACCGCGTAGGCTGAACCGCCGCCGGGATGCATGAGCCTGATGACTGTCTGTCCGTTGTCAGCAGGAATCACCACGTCATGCTCCATGTAGCCTAGATAGACAAGATCCTCCCGTCCTTCTTCCCGAGCGTAGGACTCTGCCAGCTTCCCGATGTCGATTCCTTCCCGCTGGGTGTACCAACCTTCGTGATCGTCGCCCGCAATGAAGTAAGTGGTAATGCCCTCACGCGCAGGGTAGTTCTTGGCGAAGTACCGGCACTGATTTCCCGCCCCGTGAACGTTCAGGTCTGACTTGTTGAACCGTGCTTCCCCGTCAATCCAGTTGCCCGTGTTGTAGACGGTCGTGATGCCCTCGGCGGCAAATATGTCGTACAGCGCGTTATCGACGTCAGGACGGGCGTACCGGCTGCACATATGATTGTCCGAGATGACGCCAAACCGAATGAGTTTGCCGTGGTACTCGTCAAGGTCAATGGGATTGTGAGGGAAGTGGGAGGATGTGCCGCCTTCGGGTTCGTACTTGCGAACGGTCTGACCGTCAGACTCAATCAGGTACTGCTCGGCCTCGAGCGTTGCGATAGCTTCGCGAATTGCGCGGGGCGATGAATCGAGCTGGTCCGCGATGGAGTAGATTGTCTGAGGCGAATGGGTCAGTAATCGCCACACCTTTTGAGGCGATACGGGCGGTGCCTCTTCCTTTGGTGGGATGTACGGCACCGTTGCCGTAGGTCGTATCTGAACAATCTTTTGACTGCGAGTGATCTTGCCGTCGGCGGCGAGCTGTTTGATCTTGCACGATACGGCATCGTATGAGCGTTTGAGCTGGACGGCGATTTGAGATGCGGTGAGGTCTACGTTGAAATGGTCACAAATGAACTGAACTTCGGATTCCTTCCACGGTGATGCTTTCATAAATCCTCACGCTAGTTGAAGCCACCGCCGAGGCTGAAGCCAGAAACGCCAACCCGTCATTGGTCAGCCCTCTCAAAGATGAACCGCTTGGACACGTGGGACGGCAGGATGAGGTTTAGAACGCCAACCGCATCTTGAGCGTCGTCGTAGTCCCGCTCACTGAGATAGACAACAAACGTCGCCGCATTGGTAATGGGCCACGAAAGCCGAACGCCGATTCTAACTCTGATTTTCATTGCGTTTCCTTTTTACTCCAAAACTGCTAGGCGACAACCACCCAGTAAAAGCCGCCACAATCGCCGCTACGTAGGTTTTGGCCGTCCAAGGCTCTTCCGATAGGGACAGGACGGTAAGCCCCGCAGTGAGGCTCAAGATGGCTTTGGTGATTTGATACTTCATTTGGCTTTTGCCTCTACTGCTTTCAACCGGTCGTCAAATTCTTTCTGCTTGTCGCGAGCCGCTTTGCTCCCAAACAGGTCAATGGTGTCAACCCGGTTGATCGTCTGGTACAGGGTCGTGAACAGCCACACGAAGCAACCCACGGTGGGAAGCGTGAAGGCAAACACGCCCGCCCACGCCCGGTTCATCCCTTCTTTGCGGTTGGAGTTGGTGCCTTCCAGCGATGCAAGCCGAAGTTCAATACTGCCAAACCGAGTGTGGTACTCGGTCTGGATCGTGTCTAACTTGGCTTCAATGCGCTGGAGGGTGACCCGTATCAGTTCGTTTTCGTCAACGGGTGTCATCACACGGACTCCGCAGGGATGAACTTCTTCCCGTCCCAGCCCCAACCCTTGCTAGGTCCGCCCGGTGCCTCGCGGTCAAACTCGATCACCGCCTCGTACTCAGCCTTGAATACTTCGTCGGCAAATTCCTGAGTTGCAAGAGCCGTGTTTTCAACGGTCCCGTCCTTGATAAGGGCAAACGCTTTAACTATTCCAGCCATGAGATTGTCAACACTCCATCAGATCCTGCGCGACCGGCACCGCCCGCCCCACCTTGAGAACCAGTAACGGCAAGCAAGCCGCCGCCACCGCCACCACCACCGCCGGGGCCGCCGCAACCGTTGGCAGGTACGCCGCCTTGACTGCCAGCCGAACCGTTGGTGCCTGTTGCGCCTCCGTTTCCACCGTTAGCCGCCGTAGGGCCATCCCCGTCAGCCGCAGATTGACCGCCGCCGGCCCCACCTCCACCGCCGCCACCGGCACCGCCAGCCGCGCCCACGGTTGCGCCCGATGTTCGGTTTCCTCCCGAGGTTGAATAGCCGCCGGTACCCGCGTTGCCCGCCGCGTTAGCCGCGCCACCGGCGCCGCCACCGGCAGTAAGAATGTCGCGACCTTGGTTGACGCCGCCACCAGTTCCAGCCGTACCAAAGGCACCCGAAGCCGCACCGCCAGCCGAAGCGTTATTAGCCCCGCGCCAAGTGTAAACGGCACCAAAAGAAGTGTCGCCACCCGTACCGCCCGCACCGCCAGCCCCACCGATAGAGCCACCCGCCGCCGCCGCCGTGACGGTTCCTGCGTTTCCAGCCGTACCGCCCGTTCCTACCGTGATCGTGTAGAGCGTTCCGGGTGTGACCGTTAGCCAAACCATCTTGGAGATGCAGCATTGGCCTTGGGAACCTGCACCGCCACCAGCACCAGCCGCCCCCGTCGAGCCACCGTTACCAGCACCGCCTCCGCCACCACCGCCCGCGCCGCCTCGTCCAAGAGCCTGAACGCGAGTAACGCCCGCCGGGACTGTGACAGAAGAGGATGCCGCGTAGGTGATTTCAACCCGGTTTTTGGCTTCCGACTTGAACCAGTTGCCGCCAACGGATCGAACCTGATACTTGCCCCAAGAAGCGCGAAGAACAAGGCTTGCGCCCAATCCTTCAATGTTCTCGGAGCCATTTCGCGCCAAAGTGCAAGCGTTGGTACCAAAGGTTCCGTTGGCGTCCTTGATGTCGATGATGATATTGAGAGCCGGGTCAGGCAGAGTGATTGTAACCGGCCCGCCCGACGTGTTGACCGAGTAGTAGTAAGTACCCGGCACACTTGGCACCGTGGTATTACCGCTGATGGCGATGGGCGTCGGATCAATCGGAGTGACAATCGGGCGGCTCATGCGTTTGCGACCTGCCCGACTAGGTAACCGATGCCAGGTGCCCAGTAATCAATGCTCGTCGCGACGGGAGCCGGGGCATTGAGTGCCGCCGTGGTGCCGCCGCTGGTTGTGTACCGAAGTTCGACCGAAGGCACGATCCTTGCCCCGTCAACACGGTTCGCAACCGCGTTGGCAAGCGCCGCCGTGCCCAGATCGGTCGTAAGACGCGCCAGAACTTCCGTGTAGATGTTGCAAGCGGTCGCAGGAATGACGAGGTTGGCGATGTAGTAGATACTTTCGCCAGCCGGATTGACAAGAAGGATTTTCGCCGTACCCGCCACTCCCAGCGTAGGGATGACGTTATACGACTTCCACGTGGGGAGCCTTGGGATACTGACGTTGTTCATCTTCTTATGCGTCCGCCGACATTCGGATGTAGTTGGTCCCGTCGCACCGGATGCGAGCCGATTTGGTAGTAGCGACCGCAACGCCGGTCCCGGTCGCGCCGATGAAGGTGACCGTCTGAGCCGTGTTATTGGTGACCCAATATTCGGCTTCATCCAGCAAAGGAAGGATGATGCTTCGCCCGGTGGAAATGACGCCAGCGGTGATCGAAAGCGTCAACGCTTGGTATCGGTCTACCGGAAGCGTGTAGTTTGCGTCGGTGGGGAATGCGAATCTTGCGACGGCGTAGCGGAGCGGTGCCCGGTTACCCCGTAGCCGAATCGCCCGAATGTGCCCGTTGTTTTGGGTTACGAGATTATTAGCCATTGTTAGTTACCTAGAATTGCGTGAGTGTGCCGTTTACACGGTTGGGGAGTCGCCCTGACCCACACGCCCTGGTATAGGCGTGAGCGTTGGCTGTAACGTCGAACAGGTAAGTCGCTTTGGTGCCGTCGCACTCAATGAAGGTATCGGTAGATGCCACCGAGTCGGCTCCGCATCCGTAGATCGCCGAGAATGACGCGGTATTGGTTGGTACGGAACTTTCGCCCCATGCCCCAGCGGTTAGCACGTTGCACCCCACAACGTTGTGGTACAGCCGCCCTTTGCAGTTGTTTGCCACAGGATTAAGGTTGTAGCCAACTACGCCGTAGTGACCCGTGTAGCCGTTGCTAAGGTCGTTGGAAGTGTTCTTGAGTCCCGCGTTGAAGGCTTTGCAGTCTTGGAAAATGATCTGCACGGCAGGACCGCCGCTGTCGGTTGGGTAGTCGTGCCAGTCAAACGCGTCGGCTCCCGCGTAGTGGCTTTCGCACCTCTCCATGAACGCAAACGCATCGCCTTTGAGCTGCACCGAGTCTTGCGTTTTTTCGGTGTAAGCAAAGATGCAGTCCTGCGCCCAAAGCTGGTTAGGTGTTGCGGGATTTGTCCGCGTGTCGGCAAAATCAAGGTTGCGAAGACCGCCGTAAAAGTGGATATTTCGCATCCAAAGCGTCGAATCCGTGGCGATGTTAAACTTACAGTTCTGCGTAGATCCCGAGACGTAAACCCGAACGTCGGCATCTGGTGCCCGTTGGTCAAGAAGCATAACGCTGATGACTGAGCCGCTAACCGAGAATGTCCCCGGCGTCAGTGTCGTACTGATCTTGTCAAGCGGAATCGGCATCCCGCGAGAATCAAGAAATGTGGCATCGGTGACGATCCCCGGCGTATTTGGGCAGGTTGCCTGATAAACGTTGGCAGAGCCGCTTACAGAGGACCATACAAGCCCTTCCATGTGCATAGAGCTATAGACAATGCCGTCTGGCTCATCGTCCCACGGCTCGATTGTGCAGGTTGTGATGAGGTTGCGGCCGAACCACGCCAAAGCCGTTCCTGATACGGGCAATGCGTACATGCCTGGGCGAACCTTGATTGCTTTTGCCCCCGTCGCCTTTCCGATGGCGGTGTAGATTCCTTTAAGCGCGGTGTTTTTGGTCAGCCCGTCGTTAGTGTCGCTGCCGTTCTCCCAGTCAACAAAGTAAGTGATGACGGTTGATGGGCGTTGATCGTCAAAATCGATGTCCGTGTAGAACCGTCCTTGAGGGGATCGGTAGAGGCTGTGCGACGGGGCCTTGTCTGGGATCGTAACCCATGATGGGATGGGATAGAGATTGTCAGCCGAGAAGTCAGCCGATGGGGGATAAACCGCGTCATATGTGACCCGCAAAGTGCCGCCGTTTCCAATGGCATAGACCGCATCCGTATAGGCGACGGTTACCGATTGCCCGTTGGTGAGCGTGACCTCGTTTGCCCCGCTGGTGATGGTGACGAATTTGGGCGAGCCATCCGCAAAGAATTCAAGCATCGTGGCAGACGCGGAAACCAGCGTAGACGTATTGGTAACTTTGACGGTAACTTGCATGGCTATCTTTTTGGTAACTCCATATCAAAAATTCGTTGCCCAGGCTTTCGCAACCGCCGCTGTTTTTCTTCTTTGGTTTCTTCTTTCTTTTGCGGTTTGACCTTGGCAGAGATTCCAAAGATTGCGCCAGTCATCAAAAGGGCTTTTTGCTTGTCATCCATTCCCGGCGCGTTGGCAATCTCTTTAATTTGTTGAGCGGCAATTGGAGTCATGCCCATCATAAAATTACCCACGCCGTCTTTTGTGGTTAGGTCTACGTTTTTGCCAAAGCTCTTAAACTCAAGATCACGCTGGTCTTTTTTGTCGTATGCCGCTGTTCCACGTTGAATAACCTGAGTTGCCACCTGATTGATTAACTGAACGTGAGGGGCCAGTGAGCTAATCATGTAATCCATGACCGACCCGATGCCTTCGGCTTGATAGGTGCTTGCTGCCTTATCTTTTTCATTTTCGCCGCGAGATGCTTTCATGCCAGCGTAGGCTTGAGCCATCATCCGAAGTGGTGCCGCCATTCCAAACGTCAAATCATAGATCTGATTATTATTGCGAGCCTTTAGGAAATCAGTAGAGCGAGGGTCTAATTCAACGTCAACGCCAGCCGCTTTCAATCCGCCAGCGGTCGCCCCAACCATGCCAAGCACTACCAAATGATCTTGCAAGAATAGCCGCGCCATCTTGGGGTTTTTTTGGACAAACGCAGCGTTCCAAATGTTTGTGCCTAGTGCTTGTTTGACCCGAGAAACCCGGTAGCCGGGTGCCAGCAATACGCCGCCTGACTTTTTACTGAGCTGGGTCAAGAATCGAGCAATGTCACCCGTACCCGCGCCGGTTGTGGTGTTCACCTGCTCCGAGATTAGCGCGTAGTCTTCGGGTGTAAGCGATTGCCCGTCAGCAACTTTAGCCAAACGCCGGTATGACGCTTCGTATTTGTCCCACAAACGGGATCGAAGTAGCGTCAACTGAGCGTCCAGGAACCTGTTGGACTGCTTGTAAATGGGGAGTTTGCCAACGCTGGTTGAAGTGAACTCACTGGATGACCCGCCCCTAACCGCGTCTAACTTCAATCCTGACTTGACTTTAATTGCGTAGTTTGGATTTTCACGGACAAGTGCCAGTTCATTTCGCAGTCCCGATTCGGAAGCCGCAGCTTTTACACCGCCCCAGAACGAGAGTGCTGACTGCTTAGGGCTTGGAAATATGTGGTACGCGCCCTGAGTTGTGGAAGATGCAAGGTCGGCACCAAGGACAAGCCCCCGCGACAGTTCTCGGAAGTCGTGGGCGCGTTTGCCGCCCCAGCTTTTAGCCTCATATTCCGCCCGGTCTTTTGCCGCTTGCAACTGAGAATCAATCTCCTGACGCGCCAAGTCCCGCCGAGCGCGAAGGTTTTCTAGCTCAACCGACGCTTTCATTTTGGGCTTGGAACGGTCTTTAAACACGCCGGTCTTTAGCTGGTTTTCGTAATCGTCAATTTGCTCTTGAACCCTTATCCGTCGCTGAGAATCCTTAGTCGGTCGGCTTGCATTTTCCACCAAATACTTCTCGGTTCGCTTTAGTTTGGCAAGTTGCGCCCGTGCCGCTTTCAATTCTTCCGACGATGGTTTTGGTCCTTTTACGTTGCCAGAATCAATGCGAGCCTGAGTATCCGCAATCTGCTTTTTTACTCGCTCCAACGCTTGCGCCTCTTTGGTCGGCCTAGCCGCATTTTCATCAATGTACTTGGCTTCGCGTTTCAATCTGGCAATGTTTTGTTGAATTATTTTCTCTTCTAGTGTTCGCGCATCTCCCGTCTTTTGGTTTAGGGCTTCGGCAATATCTTCATCCGACAAGTGGGCAAACTCTTCTTTGAAATCCCCGCGAATCCTGTCTACAAAATACTGAAATCGAGCTACGCCCATTTGAGCGTATGCGCCCGCCAATTCCTTGAGGTCGGCAATGTCCTCTTTGGAAATGTTAGCCGCGCCGCGTTCGCGGCTACCCATGCCTGACGCCGCACCAGCCCGCTTTGCTTTTATGGCGTCTAAACGGTCCTGAGCGTTTGTGAGCCGCGTTTTAGATGCCCGTGCCTTACGAACGGTATCAAGCAATGCTACATCGCCTTTGGTAACCGTTGCGCCTTTTTCTTTGGCGTCTAGCAACTTTGTAAGTTCGGCGTTGCGCTGAATAGCGGCATCTAATTGTGCGCGAATTCCAGCGTCAGGGGATTTCCCGCCTGCCAATTCGTAAGCGCGGTAAACGCCTTGAGGCGAGTAATCATTCCCAATTAGCATAGCCCGAGCAACAAATGCCCGCGCTTGGTTAGTACCTGTTTTTTTGGTTGCTTCGGCAATGCGCTGGATTTCAGCATCAATGACTTTAACTCTATTTGGGTCAATCCCCTTGGTGCCTTTTTCTGTGAGCAAATCGGTCAGACGCGCCGCAATCCCTACGCCTTCCGATTCGGTGAAGTCTCTTTTGCTTCCCTCTAGTACATCCGCTACGAGCTTTTTGCTCCCGGCTTCGGTGTGATGTCCCGCCCCAATCGCTGCATCTACCCATTGCTTTACAGTTTGACGGTCGGCATCTGGAACATCGGCATCCGTCTGGTCTTTAAAGAACTTGTTGGAGATCGCCGCGCCGCTAGTGGGTTCCCCCGCTGTTGGCGCAACGGGGGAGGGTTCAGCTTTAGATGCTCTTGTGCGGGGGCTGGACGGCTTAGGCGCATCAACCGTAATCTCGTCTAGCGGGATGCCGGTATTTGAGCCTTCAACCTTGACGTAGGTGCGGCCGTCCTTGGTGCCCAGCGTCTTCTCAATCTTAATCGGTTGGTCAGCATCAGGGCCTTTCCATACGCCAGTTTTGCCAGCGTGAGGGTCTTGCATCCCCGACTTGACGCCAACCGATTCAGCCGTTACACCAGATCCGGCGGGTCCGATTTTGGGCGTAGCTGGACTTGCAACCTTTGTGGGAATCTTGGTCCCTGATGCGTCACTACCACCCGCGACGAGTGTTTTGGTGCCGGCGGGCGTTTCAATTCCAGTTGATACTTTGGCTTCATTGGTTGTTGCCTTCTTTGGTGCCATCACTCGCGCATCTACACGGTCGCGGTGAATGACCTTGGCATCGGTGTAAATCTTCTGCCCGTTGCGAACAAACGCCTCGTAATGCGCCGGGAACTCTTTCTTGATGTAGGCGGCGACTTCCTGAAAGGTCTTCGCGCCCTTAGCCAATCGGCCCGCGACGACGATGGTCAAGTCTTTGAGGTCTTCGGGGGTGATGCCCGATGCCCCGCGCTGACGGTTCTTGTTGCCAGTGCCGCCCTTCTTGAGCCGCGCCGATGCCTCTTCGCCCGCCTGAATAACGGCGTCTAGTCCGGTTTTGGGGGTTGGCTCAAATAGCCCCGCCGCCACATCCTTTTCAACGCTCTTTCGAAGGGCTCTCTTTGACGAACTTAATTCAGACTGCGCTTTTGAGGCTACAGATTGAAGCTCTGGAAACAGTTGCTTGCCTGTAACTTTATCCCGAGCATTTGTAGCATTGCCAATGCTACGCAATTCATCGTTAGTAAATGACTCTACCGGCCTGCCAAGCTGAAGCTCTTTGGCAAGAACGTAACCATCATCTACCTTTGCCCCAATACTAGTCCGAATTTTTTTGTACTCCGAAATTTCATCAGGGTAGTTTGAAAAGAATTTTTGCGTTCTCTTTTCAATGCCAGCTATTTCATCAATAACGCTTGACCCGGTTAAGTCTATCGGTTCGTAGCCGTTAACAGGCGTCTCCACCTTCGCCGCCGGTTCTTTGGCACCGGGCTTATACTTGGCGGCGAGGTCTGGATAATCGGCTAAAACTTTGTCGGGGACGGGCTTGCTTTCTTTGAGGGCTTGCTCGACGGCGCTTTTATGACCGTCACCCTTACTGTAAAACCTAGCAATATCTGCTTCTGAATATCCCAGCGCCCTTCCTATGCCAGAATGCGAGTTTGGGGACAGCTTAGGGTTGGGATCACGAGGCGCATCCCCGGCTTTCATTGGCGCATCTAGCCCATCATTCCAATTCGTAGCGTCTAAATACGCTTTTTCAAGGCGCTTAAATGCCGCCGTATCTTTGAATAAAACCCAAATTGGTTGTTTCGGGATACCACCGGCAGGTGGCGCTGGAAAGTTTATTGGCGCTGCATTTAGTCCATACTTTTTGGCAGCAGATTTAGCGCCTTTTTGGTCAAACCCTATCATTGTGGGCTTGGTGCCTGACACAACGTCAGCAACAGCGTTCTCGTTACCGCCAACGCCAAAGTAGCGTTCGGCAGTTCCCGCTCCAGTTGAAGCCTTGTCGATTTCTGCCCGCGTCATCTCCCACGGCTCTTTGCCCTTCGCCGCCGCCGGTTCTTTGGGCGTTGGGGCAGGGCGTTCCACCTTCGGCTCCGCAGCTTTGGCAACCACCGATGGGGCTTCCGGCTTGGCCTGAACCGCTACCGGCGCGGGTTCAGGTGTTCGTCCCGGCAGTGCCTTTTGTGGAGGCGTGGGATTCTTGAGCCTATTTGCCGCCGCTTCTGCTTCCTGCTGGGCGGTGAGTTTCGTCGAGCGGTTAAGAATTGTTCGGGTGCCACGGTCGGCAACGCCGGTTGGCTCAACTGGGACTGCTCGCAAATTGGGACGTCGCCCTTCTACCGTTGCGCCCGTCATCGGCCCTATCTGCATTGGGCTAGGGCCTACTTGAGTGCGAGCCACGCCACCTACGGGTTTCAGTTCAGGCTTTTGAATTGTCGTTGGGATCGGCACATTTGAAGCCCCGCGCCCAGCCGCTACCGGAGGCTCGTAATTGCCCAGCGCAATGCTTGCCGCCGTGCCCTTTGCATCCTCTCGACCCGCCTTGTTGACGCCCGTGCGTTTCGGTGCCTTTGCGCTTGCCTCTTCTGCCCAGTTAACAATCTTAAGTGCTTCGGGGACGCTGATCTTGAGTTGTTTGGAGACTTTAGCCGCCTGTGCGCCCTTTGCCGCTCCTTTAGACAAGTGGTATCCACCATAAACAGCACCCATCACGTTGATGGCACGAAGCCCGCGTTCTAGGCCGTCAATATTAGGGTCAAAGACATTCAGTCCGTCAAGCGTTTCTTTTACGACTTGCTGGCCGTCGCCACTGGCAATTCGTTGGGCAATGTTTGCCGTATCTACGGCTCCACGCATTTGGCCTACGTAAGGCAAGAAGTAAGAACCTACGTTTGCCCCTGCTTCTACAACCTTTGCCGCCGGGGCCATCTTTGCTTTGGCTTCTGGCTTTAACCCTTTTGCTATTGAATAATCCGATGGCTTGAGAACGTTGGGGTCAATGATGTCCTGAATCCCCATCCCAACCCATTCGGCTGCGCGGGGACCAACCTTTGCTACCCCTTCCAAAAGCCCTTGGGCAGCCTTGTTCATGCCGCCAATCATTCGGGATTGAAGCGACCGCCGAACTTCAATCGGCAAAGACTGAATTTGCTGTGGCGTCATTTTCTTGGCAATGGCAAGACCATCTGGCCCCATCATTTGCTCGTAACGGCGCTGGTTGTTTTCCGCTATTGTCTGGTTGCTGTATGGCCCAACGTTGGGCGTTGCCATCTGTGACCGCTCTTTCTTCTTTGCCGCCGCAACCTTTTCTAGTTTCTTAAATTCTTCTCTGTCACCAATGTCATTGACCGTCTGCTGAAGCTCGTCAGGAGTCAACTCGCGGTTAGAGTCAAACGATAAATTGACGCCGTTTTCAAGCACAAGGTTGTACCTTTTGACCTTTTGGCCTTGAGCGTTTTGATCTTCCCCCGTTACTTCGTTTTTAAGCCCGTTTGCAGAGGTTCCCGGCACTGGCTGTGCCATGAGAGGCTTTGCCGTCAACTGGCCCGTAGTCTCGTTTAGAACGCCATCAACGCGGGTTCCTGCCACGGGTTGCGCTAGCAGTGGTTTTCGCTTGACGGGCGGAGCGGCATTTAGGGCATTGCCAAGAACAGAAAGGGCATCAAACGCCGCGACCGGCTTTTTGGCTACTTTCTTTTTGGCAGTAGCCTGATTCAACGAGCCAAGAACATCTGCCATCAGTTACCTCCGGGGACGCTTCCGTTGATGTTCGTGATGAGAAGTCCGGGGCGTTTTGGATCTACCTTTGGCGCGGTGCCACCTTTGCCTTTGCCGCTTTCCTTTTGTTTACCGCCGCCCGCCCCTGAATTGACTGCACCCGTCTTTGTAAACGGAGCCGCTTGACCTTGCGGGCTAATCTCAAGTGGAGGCACGTCGCCAAGCATCCCGCCAAATAGCTGACTTGGGTCTACTGGGTCAAGAAATCCTTGCGCCACGTTCAGTTCATCAATGATGTCCTGGTTCTTTTCAGCGGCGTTGTACAACTCTTCCAGTCGGGCTTTTTGCGCGTCGGTCGGATCGGACACGTCGTTTAGTTTTTTGATTTCGTCTTGCGCAGTCTTAAGCAGGTATGTCGCCGAACGCATAGCCTGATTCATGGACAGGGAACCTTTTTCCAGCATGTCCTTTCGCAGTTGGATGTTCGCTTTTCGCATGCGCATGAGGTTATGAACATTCTGAACATTCAACGCAAACTGTTTCTGCTTGAGCTTAAAGCTAGGCCCAATAAATCGAGTTGCCTCTACAATCTGTTTTGCCCGCACATTGTCTACGTTGACCCGAGATTGAAGGGCCTTGATCTCATATGGGATCTTCGTAGCCCGTGCTAGGTTTAGCAGGTCTGACGGTGATGCTTTGCCGTAGGCTAGTGCCTCTTCCTCGGTTCCACCGTTGCTCAAAACCCACTGGCGGCGACCTTCGGGGGTCATCTTTGCCAGCGCAAAGTAGTCTTTGCCTAACTGCATGTCACGGTCAGCCTCGGTTTTGTAAGCCATCCTAGCCCATCTGCCGCTTTCCGTAAGCCCAGCAATTTTTTCTCTGCTGATGATGCCAGCCTCGGTAGTAGCCGCTCTACCCGCAATAGCCGCCAGCATGTTTTTTTCGCTCTGCATCGTGGTTCGTTGGTTCCGAACGTCTTGCGCGTACTCCTTGTATCCAGTTTGGTTGCTTGCGATAGCCTGAGCCGCTTCCTTTTCTGCGTTTTGCAGGATTGCCTTTGCCAGTTCAACCTTTGCTTCGTAGTCCTGATTGTTCATCTGATACCGGCGCATGGCATCCTTGACCTTGTACTCATAATCGATCTGAGCGTTTTGAGTTGGCAAGTCCATAATCTGCCCTGCGTTTCTAGGATCAAACAAGGCACCAAGCGAAGCAATAAATTGTTGAGTTTGGTCTACTCTTGGGCGGCCAAGATCAGGCATTTCGGGTCGATTCGCACTTGCTTGCTGATATGCCGCCAAAGCACCAGACGTATTTGGAACTTGGCTTCCGAACAACGCTTGCCACTCCTGCGGGCTTTGGAGCAAAATCTCTTCCGCAGTAGGAGCAACTTGCCCAGCTTGGTCTGGCAAAAGATTGCCGGTAGCGTTGCGGCTTGCAATATCTTGCACGGGATCAACGGCCTGTTCAAACTGGTTCCAAGGTTCCATCACCCCTAGTTGCTCTTGGATCTGATCCTGAACGCTCTTTCCCTGCCGTGCCCCCGCTAGAAGCCCGTCTGCAGTCATTGTCTGCTTAGACTTGAGCGCAATGGCATCTAGTACCGCCTGTTGATGCTCTGGCAAAAGCATCTCGGGAGGCGCGGTTAGACGCGGCTGGGCCTGAGCCGTAGCCCCTGCGTAATCCAGTCCAACCGGCGGTAGGGTGAAGTTATCCATTATCCAGCGAGCGACAGGTTATTTGACCGCTTGTTTGCGGACTTCTTGGGCATCGGACGAAGCGTATTTGACCGCACAATTGTCCCCATGCCGTCATCTACTTGGTTCGGCATGTTTGGATCGTAAACGCCAGGTGGGGCATACGATATAGACGAAGTAGCGGTTGGAGTTGATGTTCTCGTTTTAAGCTGAGGATTTGTCAAGATGCTCTGAATGTAAGGAGCAAGCGAGTTTGTCTGAGACTGAGCGTTTTGAGCAATGTTCCCATAGAGTCCCGCCGTCGAACTAAGTGCGTTGGGATCGGTTCCGCGAAGGTCTTCCTGTTGCCGCTGTTGCAAGTTCTGCTTGATCTGGAACTTGTCGTTTGCCGACTGCCGAGCAAATGCCGCCGACGTATCGCGTAGGCTTTGGATTGGTGCCGAGTCCCCCGGCTTGTAACCCATCGTTGCTGCCGCCGCAGACTGGTTGCCAAGTGCCTGATTCTGCTGGGCCGCTAGGTTGCCGTCGTACTTGAGAAAACTCTGAGCCTCGTCGTATGCGCCAGCGGCTACCAAACCCTTGTACAGCTTTAACCGCTCTTCGTAGGCTTTGGCCTGCTTTTCCGCAATGGCTTTTTGTTCATTGCGAGCGGCTTGGGCGTCACGTTCGGATCGTCGGTTGGAATCCTGTTGCTGAATAAGGCCAATCGCGGCGGGGATAATTGATGCCAGTCCCATTACTCAATCACCATCAAAACGGATTGGCGGGCGAACCCAATGCGAGAATATAGTTTCATGAGCTTTTCCATGTTTTCGTTTCCAAAATCTACGGCGATAAACACCGGGCGGGCAAGTTCACGGTATGCCTTTCTTATAAGACGAACCAAGTCGCTGGAATTACCGCTTCCTTCCAACTGATAAACAAACGTTCCTTCGTTGTAGGGTGTGTGCTTCAAACTGTAATTGCCGACGCTCATCGGTTCTCTCCAAGTTGCCGGGTCGTGATCTCCATTGCCAAAATGCCGGGATTGCTTTCGGATACGGAAATGCCCGTCTCAACCCATTCTCCGCGTCCTGTAGATCCAAAGAGTGCCCAACCGTTAGCGGCAACTGTCCGAGCCATCGCCACGCTAAATTCGTTGGTGCTAATGCTCATCGTCTCTCCGCTAAAATCGCCGTTTCTAATGACTTGTCCCCGGACCACAACTGAGCGGCGGGTGACTGCCTTCCCTGTAGTGTACTGGCCCGCAGGCATGACGTAGCCGCCGTCTCGATACTCCCCGTCAATGTTACGGTTCCAAGTTGAATCCCATCCCAGTTCGTCCACTTGCCCGGTGTACCGAACGCCCCAAAGCTGCCGAAGATCCGAACGGCATTTAAGGAACCGATACCCGACGCCAGCCGATACGCCAAACTCCGCATCGCCTACAAGAAACGTTACTTGCATTTCCAACGCCTCTACGTAGACTTTGCGGTCGTTTCCAGACGCGCCGCCCGTGTACCGAACAAGGAACCCAAAGTTCCCGCTCATAATTTCCCGTGCCGTCCAAAGAGATGCGTCTACGGTGTACTCGCGGGGATCGGAATTAGCAAACCCAATTTTTGTTGAAGTCGCAAGGTTGGACCCGGTAAGCGTGTTGTCTTTGTAAACCTGAACGGTTGTTTCCGTGATCTCTCGCCCGCCGTCTTCGGTGCCGCCGTAAGCGTAAACCCTAACTTTGATGCTTGAGATTTGGGCGTCCATCGGGATTGCAATGCCGGGCCGAAGTCCCTTGACCCAAACCGAACCCGTCTGTGTAGAGGCTTCTGCCACATCCCAAATGTCTTGACCGTCGCCGGGAATACCCGAGTACGGACGCTTGGTAAAACCGGGATTCAGCGACGTGGTTACGTCTAAGAAGTCGCCACACCACGGCGTAACGACCTCTGTAGGGTCCGTGTACTGCGTTGCCACTACGACCGGCTGAATTGCACCTACCCGCACAAAAGCGTTTGCGCCGCCCGATCCTGCGACTGAGATACGCAATCCTAATCGCCCTAAGTTTATGTCTTCGGGACTAAGCCCCATCGCGCCAAAACTGACCGTGTAATCAAACGTGCCAAGACTGGTTGGAATGGTTGTAGGCACCGCAAGATTTGATCCGTAAGGCGCGCCATCAAGCAGAACCCTGACATCAGAATCCTGCCCAACGCCCGCGCCCGTTTCTAGCCACCAAATGCGGATAAGAACGCTGGTAAGAGTCGCGCCGGGAGGCAATCCTGTAAGTGGCTTGATTCCAGTAATGTCAAAGTAGTTTGAGTAAGTTCCACTTGGACAAGTGACTTCCGCATACCCGCCGTCGGTTGGATCGTTGGTAAAACTTCCCGTATTCCAGTTGGCACCAGAACCGCCACGAGCCGACGAAGTAAAACTGCCCGCCGTCGATCCGCTTGTGGTCACCGAGCCGTAAGCCAAAGGCCCGTCAGGATGGCTTAGAGCGTAATCGTGGCGCACCCAATGCCGGTTCCCATCGTTCAGCGACGGCTTTTTGTAGACCATTGCCCGCGAACCAAGCGTAACCCAAATGTCATCGTCGTCTACGGTCTGCGTGACTTGGATTTGGTCAAGGTCAAGCCGCCCAAAATCGGCAATCTGCCCGTCTCGTAGCCACGTAGCAAAGTCTCCGCGCACCAAAGCCGAAAGTTCTACCGGGCGGCTTCCAGAGTCACCGGCAAAAGCCATGTCGTGCCCATAGAACCAAAGACCTTCCCCGTCAACATCTACGTAGGCAAGCCCCATCACGCCGCCAACGGATACGGCCGCAAAAGCGTCAGGACCGGCGCAACCTTTGGAATAAGGCAGTTTGCGCGTTGGACTCATGCCGCTAGGGGAATCCCCGATTTGGGAGTAAACCCCCTTTGATCCAAGGATAAAACAGGCCGTGCCCGCCTGTGTTCCCCCTATCGGCTCGTCGTTAAAACCGTCCGCAAGAGTAAAATCTGCGCCTCTTGCCGCATCCCCCGTTTCGTCGGTAGATTGGGCTAGTAACGTCGGTGATCCTACCCGAGAATGCCGAACGTTAGTCTTGCCGCCCTTGTATAGCCATACCATCCAAGAACGAAACGGAAACCCGCCTTTTAGTCGCCCGCCGTCAAGCTGAATTGGTTGGTACGTCGGCAATGCCAATGCTTGGGTTTCCGTTTGATAGACAAGGAACGAACCCGCCGCGTCAGGCGGGGAACCCATCAAGTGATAATAGCCGTCGCCTGCCTGATAGTAGATCCGAGCCACGTCTACCGCCGCATCTGCCGACGCCGCAAAATTGATCGTTGCCCCGCGTGAAATATCAGGTTGAGTGGGACTGCCAAACCGCGTAGGCAACTGCCCGTTTCGGTACGAACCTTGAGGGTCAACCGATAGCAGAACCTCCGTCATTGGCCCCTCAACGCCGCTAACACTGTTGTAATACGTGACCCCGTACTTTAGACTGCCGCCGTCTCTGATACCCGCTAGTGCCCGCGTATCGGTATAGCCGCGTCCGATTGACCACGCAATGACGTTATCGCCAGCACCGCCGCCGGGTGCCGTCGTAATCTGGTACTGAATCTCAATCCCGCGAATGTCAGACCGAGACGAGCTTGTGGATTCGTCAAAGAAGAACTGTACTGATCCGTCTGGGCGTTGCTCTTGGTCGCCGCCGCTCAAAATGGCAGGGATTCGGGTGCCGCTCGCGTTAATAACCGTGATCTGGATTCCCGGCAGGTCAAACCGCATCGGGCTGTTAAGGTTAAACGTTGTAAACACAACGCCTAGCATGTTTGTCTTAGACCAGTCGCGAGAGGCAGACGCCGCGCCCGCCGGGATCGTAATGGTAACCGTTCCCCTGCCCGTTACGTTGGCATTGGTGATGTCGGCGTAGAGGAAGTAGTCAGGACCGCCAGAAAGGGCCACGGCAGTAGCCACAACGCCATCAACGGTATGCGCTGCCGGGTTAATAACCACCGTATCAAAATCGGGGGTATCTGCCGCCGCCGAAGAAACGCCGGTTGGTGCCACATAATCGCCCCGCAAGGAAACAAAGCTAGTCGCCGTGCCAATGACGTTGTAGTAAGGCGAGGCTGAATCTGCCGGGTTGATCCAGTACGAACGGTCGTAGAAGCTGGCAATCTCGTACCGCGATGCCGACAAAGACAATGCCGTCGCGCCGTTCTTGATTTCGGTCCTCACAAACGTTGACGGGTCAATCTGATACGGTCTGGCCGCGCTGTTGCTGTAAAACACACCCAGCCAATACCGCGCCGCTACATACGAATCGTTGTAGCCGATTGCATATTTCCACCCGTAAACTTGGGGCGTCGAATTGTCAAACCCGTAGGTCTTGAGGCATAGGTTGCGGTATCCCCAACGCGGGCTAATTGCCCCGTCGTCTAGTCGCACGTTGTAAGCCTCGGACGCGTAACCAGATCCCGGCACCGCAAGGGTCGTGTTTAACCCGCGAAACCCATCAAAGCGAATGGTTTGGCTCATGAAAGTACAAACGGAGGGCGTACAGGGCGGACGTTAGTTCTTCGGGCCGCTTGCAGTCTCAAAGCCTCGGCATCAACTGCCTTATTTGCTTCGTTCTGGAACCCTTGGATAACTACCATTTGGTTTTGGTCAATCGAGCTATGCCGGGTCATCCTTGCGACCGTTGCGTAGGCTAAATGAGCGTGTAAAGATCGCGGCAGGTCTATTTCCGCGCTCATCTCATCTTCGACGAGGCTACGGGGCAAGCAGACGGCAGAAACGACCACCGAAAGAGCCGTCGCCGTCGCATTGGGAGGCGGCCAAAGGTAAAGACTGACACCATCCCAACCCGCCGCGTAGGGAATCCCGCTTGGCTGCGTTCGCCACTGCGGAAACCTGACGGAAAACTCTTCGTAAGACGAAACAAAGATCGGGTAGTACGTGCCAACCGTGACCGTCTTGGGCGCATGGACAAACCGGGAAAACCGGGGGCCTTCCCCGACGTAAACCGCAACATCTTGGGTCAGCGTTAACGCAACTGACGGGTCAATAACAGTGAGGCGTCTCCCCCATTCCGCGAGGATCAGGTTGGCATGGAGGAGGATGGACGAAGTTGACGCATCGGATTCATCGTTGGAACGCAGTAGCGACAGGTCGTAAGAGGCTACGTCTCGTACCGTTTGAATGAATTCAGTTACGTTCATTAGATGTGAATGTTAACAATAATCCCCTTTTTGCTAGGAATACGAGCATCAGCAGGGTCGATCAACCCTCGCGTAAGTTCCGAATTGCTAGAAATTACACCTTCAACAAGCACTTCGTTTGGATGAACCCACCAAACATCATAGCCCAACTCCTCTTGAAGAGGAACCAGTATTTGCTCTACTTCTTCGCTTGTGTCAGCTTGAACTAAATAATATTCGTGCATGAAATCTTAGACGCCCCGGAATTTCGCCGGGGCAGTATTGTGGGCGGTTAAGCCGTCAATGCGGTGAACTTGCCCTGCGCCGTGAACTTGGAGCAAAGCAACTGAGTGAAGAAGAAGTGCTTCGCGGTGTACGAAGCCTCCGTAACGGGGTCGGGGCCGTATCCGGTGGACCAATCGCCCGACTTGTCAATCCACATCTTCCACCATCGAGTATCGAGCATGTAGAGGTGGCTGGAAGCCGTTCGCTTGTCCAGAAGAAGGGGGATTCCCGCGTAGATGCAAGCCGTCGAACCGTAGTTCGCTTTGGCTTCGCTCCACTCGATCATCTGGGCGTTGTTGAAGTCGTTGGCGACCTTGGCGTACAAGGTTTCGCCGGTGACCATCAGGTTCGGGTTGCCCTTGTCGAGCAACTGAATTCGCATGGTTTCGAGAACCGAAGCCTCAAGAACCTGCGCGGTCGAATCAACCACCGAGCGAAACATAGTGTTGTCGGCGTCGGATCGGTCGATAAGTCCGAACGTGTTGGAAGCGTCGATCTGATACCGAATGCCGCCGAAGTTCGACTGACTCGGAATCGTGTTGGTGTGCAGCTGAGTTGCCAGCGTCTCGGGGATCGAGTCGCGGATGATCTCTAGTCGCTCTTCCATGAAGGTCTGAGCCATCTTCTTGGAAGGGTTTCGGATCTTGCGAACTTCGGTGTAAGGAATGTCGTCAACGCACGAACCAAAGGCCGCGTCGAAGAGCATACCGAGAGAGGTCTGGGTGTAGGCACGGGTTCGGGTTGCGATCTGCGCGGCGTTGCTGCCGAGCATGTTGACCGGGATTGCCTTACCAGTGACTTTGAGTTCGATCTGGTTACCCGTGATCTCGTTGACGCGCCGCATATCCACCTTGGGGGCAAATACGGGTCGCTCCGACATGATCGCGCCGAGCAAACCGAGGTTGGTGACGAAGAGGTTAACCGCGTTCTCTTGGAACATGCGCGTAAACGCACCCGCGAGAAGGTTGGTATTGACTGTAGTGGAAGCTCCAAATGCCATTTTTGTTTATCTCCCAGCGATGATTCGGTGCAAACGTTAGACGTACTTGCTAACCAGTGCGGCGGTATCCAACGTCCAGTCGGATCGCATCACGGGCTTTTCAATTAGTCCTTTGTTCGCTTCTGGCAACACATTCCCGCCCTTTTTAGGTTTGGTCTGCTTTGCCTTGTGAGTGAGGCCGTATTCGGCGTTGATTGCGGCAAGAGGGTCTTTAGAAGGCCACGCTTTAACCGCCGCTAACGCTTCCTGCGGCGAAATTGTCAGGCCGAGTTTTGTAGCGGTCAACTTAACCGCCGCCTCGCCTTTAGAAGCCAGCCATGAGGCATCTAGTGCCTTCTGCCGCTCCTCTTGCTCCCGCGTTCCTAACTTGGCTTCCAGATCCGCTAGCCGTTTCTTGGTATCGCTAAGTTCGGTTTTAACCGCTTTGACTTCGGGTAGCTCGTAGGTGTCATCAAATTCCTGATAATCGTCCTGCGATGCAAGCCGGTACTGGGTTCCGTGGAGAGCGTTTACGTCGTCGAGAAGCTTCTCCATCTGCTGAACGTACAGTTCTGGTGAACGTAGGTTCTGCTCGATACGGATAATCGGGGCAAATGCCTCCGCTGTTTCTCGTTCGACTGTTTTTTGAACGCCGTCAATTTGCTGACGGAACCGCTCTTGTACTGCCGGGTCTAATGACGGATCGGGCTTAAACCTGTCAGACCACCGCGACGTTTCGCCAGCCTCTTCGGACTCGCTGGAATCCTCCAAAGATAGGTCAATGTCGTCAGGGGCTTCGGATTCTTCCTCCGTCTCGTCACTCTCAGATTCTTCCTCTTCGCTGTTGTCAGCTTCGGGGATTTCCTCTTCGATTTCGTCAGTCGCCAACTCATCGGTGACGTCGGTTTCGATTTGCTCTTCCGGCTCGTTGTCAAGCGCGGTTGCAATCATTTCTGAGATTTCCATGATGTTTTTCTAGGCGGGTGCCATCGAGTTTTTTAGCTAGGCGGGTGCCATCGCTTGCGGATTCAAATTGGGATCAGCCATTTGCGGCTGGGCTTGCGGCATAGGGGCCTGCATCGCGCCTTCTGACGCCTCGTAGCCCGCGAGTTTCTTCATCTCGCCAACAAACCACTGAGGATCAATAAACTGGCCTACAAACGGCACCAGAGCGTTCAGCCGGTCCATCTTGATCTTGATTTCGCTCGCCTTGTCGGCTATCGTCAAACTCTCTTCGGTGACAATTACGTCAATGTCATCGGGAATAAAGTTGGCAATGTCTAACCGCTCGTCCTCTTCGTCGTTAATCCAGATGGAAACGCCCTGAATGTCAACTAGGAACGGGTCATCATCAACCACCTTCGCAAGATTCAAAACGGCAGTAATCGCCCGCCGGTACATGTAAACGCACTGGTTGGCCGCCCACGTCATTTGCGAGCTTGACCGTTGAGCAACTAGCTGGTTCTCGCCGAGCGTTCGCTTTTCGTCAGACAGCGAGCCTTGGTCAAACTCGGTGATTCCAGCGTCGGCCCGGAACTGCTTTTCCTTTTGGTTTCGCGTGTCAAGGTGGGTCTGGTTAATCTGCGGGGCTTCGATCTTGACGTAAGGGACGCTTCCTTCTTTAACGTCTTTGCCAAGCATCAAGAATCCTGACGTTTCCCCGTCAATCAGCTTGTCGTAAGCCTCTTCGTTGATGTACTCAGGGTTGGTTAAAACGATTTCCGTCTGCGCCGCCATTGCATCCTCAGCGGCGTCCAAACGGTCTAAAGCCGCTTGTCCAGCGATGAGAGTATCAATCAACCCCGGCGGGCGCTTGCAACCCGGAATCAAGCCAAACTCAAAGAAACAGAACGGGATACCGTCCCCTGCCAACGCCTCATGAAACACTACTTCTCCGTCTAGGTCGCCGAGCAGAACCGCTTGAGTCGGCTGTTTGCCCGCAATACCAACGTCGTAGTACCGAATAATTCGGACCTGCTGGGAAGTGTTGTCAATTATGCCGCCGTCGTAGGCAAACGTATCGATTGCCACCGCGTCACACTCGGCCTTCCCGTACAGCTTGACCGCTGTATCGTAGGCGATGTAATGGCAGAACGCAATGTAAGTCGCGTTCCCCATTGAAGCGTTTACCGGGTCCCACAAGCATCGGTTAATGGGAACGTAGCGAAGGTCCACGCCTTGCCGACCCGTGAGAGGGTTAACCTTTGGGAATATTTCGCAGACGCCATTGCCGAACGCCACCCCATCAATGAACGCCGGGGCAAACTCTTGAATCCATTCCCCGCGAGTGGCGCGAACTCTCCAATACTCTTTTAGGATCGTCGAGTCAATCCGTGACAGGTTAGGGAAGTCAGGCTCGGGCAGTTTGCCCATGACCTTCGTTTTGAGTAGTTGAAGCGCGTTGGCAATCCGCATGTTGCGCCCAACCAGCTTGTACGTTCGCTGGAGCGGTGGAAAATCGGGAAACTGCTTACCGCCCCAATCGGGAGACATGCCCGCCGCTTCTGGGTCTGGCCCGTATGCCGCGACTGTTTTATTCCAGACGGACTGATAGTAAGACAGATCGTATGCCGCCTTCAAGCGGGAGTGAATCTCTGCCTTAGAACTGAGTGCCATTACTTTGCTTCGTGCTTGCTTTGCAATGCCTTGGGCATGTGCGATTCTTTAACCTTGAACTCTGCCCGCTTTTCGGGAGTCAGTTCGTTCAAAAACTTCTGATTGAGTTGCGCGTGTTTGAACTCTGCCGAGGTCTGATCTTCCAGCACCCGGCTAACATCAGAACGGAACGGCTGCGGAACCCGCCACGTAGGGCATCCACAAGCCTCGCACGCGACGGTTTCATTGACGCCCGCGAGATAATCACCTTCGTGACCGTTCGCACACGCTAAACGGTAGACCGGCATTACTCCACCCCGAACCAAGTCTTGATTTGGTCGAACGTCGCTTCCCATTTCTCGCTCAGTAGCTCGATCTCCGGCGTGTTGGCGAACTCCGTTTCCAGCGGTAATAGCTTTGCCTCAATCGCCTTCAGTTGGCCCGCCATCTCGTTCGTTGGGTCCATGTTGGGATCGTGGTCGATAAGCTGTTGGAACATCTTCGCTTGCGAACGCAACCCCTGCAATTCGGGCTGCAATTGTCGTCGAAGCTCTTGCACTCGACACCACTCGCCCCAGTTGATGTCGTGGTACAGAATCACCTTCTTTTCGGTTATGGACTTGACAACCCGGAATCGTCCACCCTTACCGTCACTCTTCTGTTCCTGCGTCGTGATCCACTGCCGGTAGCTAGTTGAAACCTGCGTACCCATCGCGGTAACAAACAGAATCCAACCCACACCCGTAAAGTCGGCTGGATTGAAGTTGAACGGCCAATTACCGGCGGCTTCTGAGTCGTTTGATTTCTTTGAGTTTCTGCTCATAAAGGTATTCCGTACTGCCTATGTTGTAGCGTCTTGGATCAACCGGCGGCTTATCTCCCGTCGCCTTCCAAAGGAAAGTATACGCGTCACTGGAAGCGTCTACTTGGTCGTCTGTTTCGCCTTTCTCGTCTCCCGTGAACTGCGAGAGCTGAAACTTGTAATCGTTGTTCCAAGGCCCGCGAACAATCGTCACATTGCCAGCGTTCATCTGGCTTGCGTACCCTTGTGCCCGCAGTTTTTTGGCCTTGTGCGGTCGCTGAGTGCTTACCGAACAATCTTTCGGGAACACGTTGGACACAAGCCCCAGCACCACCTCTTTACCAGCGGCGGGATCTTCGGGAATCACAATACTAACGTTCGTACCGTCCGCGATTGCGGTATCCCGCATCAGCACGTTTCGCTCGTGAATGTCAAGGTTTACGCAAATCACGTCCAGCACGTAAAAGTGGCCGAGATTGTCCCGCCCCATCTTTACGCCTACTGTGGCGTCTCCGCTCTTGGTATAGCCTAGGTCCCAAGCTCTAACCACCGCAACCATGTATGGCGTCTGAGATAGTCCCACAACGGGGCACATCTCCGGGTTGAAGAAGTCGCCTTCCGCGATTGCGTCCCAATCGCCTTTCTGGAGCTGTGACCGAAGTAGCGGCGTTAGTAGCGATAGAGCCGCATCGTACTCTTCAACGTCTAACGACGGATTGTCAGCGGCAACAGCTGGAACGAACGGACGCGACGGGCAACCCGGTGA